GGTCGGCACGCTGTTAGTTGCTGTCAGCGTCGCATTGGAGAGCGTGACCGAACTGAGGTCGCCAGGATTCCAAGTCGTGTTGGTGGCCATAGGCGCACGTTCCCTATGCGGTCAGAACGGGCCCGATTTGCACACTGTTCACATTGGCAACAGCCCAAGGCGCGCCTGTATTGGGATCGTTGAAGTCTGTCCGCCACAGCCACGCCCAGGAGCCAGCAACAAGCGTCGAGCTCGGTGACTGCACTGTGGCCGAGCCGCTCTTGATCTGCACCGCGCCCGAGCGCGAACCGGCGTCGCTCTTTTGCGCGAGCGCGCGCGTGGTGACACAGACCACCGACGGCGGCGCGGGCCCCGGGATCGCGGCGATGCCGTACAGGTCGTTATGGCCGACCGTGAAATCGTAAACATAAGTCGCCAAAGCATCCTGATGGAGCTCTTGCACCGCGCCGTAGTTGCCGGTGAGCGTGTAGTTGAGCGTGAAGGCATGTTGACTCGCGCCCGAGCTCGATCCGGTAAGGCTTGGGTTTGCGACGGGCCAGGTCGAGAACGGCGAGCTCGGGACCGAGAGGCTGGTCGAGCCCGCTATGCCCTGCGAAGCTGCGGAATAACTCCCATCCTGATTTTCGCCCAACCAATAAAGTTGACCGGAGACGAGGCTCGGCGGCGATGGGAACGTGACGGTCTGCTGATTGACCACCGGATTCGCGATGACGTTCGATGTCGCGAGCAACCCGCCGGGCACGCCGCCGTTGTCGGCAAAGATCGCGCATTTCGCATTGGCGCTGCCGCTCGCTGAGCCCCCGGTGTTCCATGTCACTGTTGCCACCTGGCCAGAATAGGCCGCGGTGAATTGGAAATAATGCGCGGAGTTTGCGCCCCATGCATTATATGCGCTGCCGCTCGTGAGCGCCTGCGCGGGAACGCCAGATCGCGACATCTGCGCTTGCGCATCGCTCGACGGCGTGCGGACATAACAGCGGATATCGCCGAGCCATGGGACGCTCGCCGGATCGGAGCGCCACAAGAAATCATCGAGATAGGTGCCGACGCTCCCGCCCAGTCCGATCACGACTTGTTGCGCAAAATTGTTCGTCGTGCCGCCGCGGGTGTTCAAGCTGCCGAGGGTATGGTCGGGCGTCCCCGTGTTGCCGTTCTTGCGGATCGTCCACGAGCCGGACGTGCTGTTGATCACGACCTCGATCTCGAACGCGAACCATTGATTGGCGAGGCTCACCGCCCCGGTCCAGGTGTCGAGAACGGTGCCGCCATTGGTGCCGCTCAAAAGCTGGATTGCACCGTCGCTTCTGAATGCGACCGTGCATTGCGCCGTGCCGCCGTCGCGAAAGGTGAAATAGAGCGCCTGCGTCGTGCCCGACAGCGCGCTCGTTTGCTGATAGGCGAGCGTGATGTGATGGATCGCGTCGTTGCTGCTAGACGCCTTGATAAGCTGACTTCCACTCGCCGCATTGAAAGCCTGGCTCCCGGTGAAGCGCCCTGCGACCAGGCTCGGCCCGAGCCCGGCGCCATAGGTGTCCCAATAGCCGGTTGCGTCGGCGGGCACCGAGTACAGATCGAAACTATCGCCAAACGCCTGCATTGTTTTAGCTCTCGCTCAATGCGCTTGCTGGCGTGAGTTGCGGCGTCACGCCAGCCAGGACCGGAATAGTTGCCGGGATCGGGCCGCGGTACAGAATCTTGCCGGGGCCCGTTTGGGACGTGCCCGCAGCCGCCCAGGTTTCGGTCTCCTGGCCGCCAGTGCATTTCGGAAATGAGATTGCCGCCGCCGGGCTCACGATGTTGCCGGTGACGATCCACGACGAGGCATTGCGCGGCACCGCGACGCGCGCATATCCGGTATAGGCCGCCTCGTTGGTGTTCTGAAAGTTTGCTGCGCCAGGATCGGAGGTGTGCAGCGACACCCAAAGCTGCGTTAGCGGCGAGCTCGCGGCATTGTCGGCGATGTTCGGAATCGGCACGGCCTGAAAGATCAGTTTCAGCCAGTCGTTATCGAACGTCGAGCCTTTGCCGCCAGCCATCGCCGCCTCACATGAAAGTCGCGGTTCCCATCACGCCGATGGAGCCCATGGTCGGCATGACGTGGTCGGCCATGATGAGGTCGAAGTACTCGACGCCAGGCGTTTTCAAGATCGCGTCGCTCACCCATGCCGCATAGATGGTTTGCGCGGGTTGGCCGACGCCGTTGAGCGCGAAGGCCGGGGCCGCCTTCTGTTTCAGCATGGCGGTCACCGAGGCGATTATTTCGCCCTGCACCGCGGCGTCTGTCGTATTGAGGTTCGCGACGGTGAAATTGATTGGCTCCGGTATCGGCGCAACGACAAAGAAATCCTTGATGGCGACCGGCCTCACCGAATTGAGGTAGTTCGAAACCGCGGTGATGTCCTGTTGCAGCGGAAAGCCGTCGGTGAGCGGGTTGCCAGGCGTCGCCCTTAGATCGTCCATCATAAATCGAACCGTGACCGTCCCCATGCCCATCTCGAGCGGGGAACACCAGGCGCGGGTGACACCAGGCACGGCTAGGGCCCATTGCACGAAGTCGTCGGCGTCGCCGCCCATCGGCGGCTCGCGGATGCGTTCGAGCACCCGCATGCGGAGCTCGTCGTCGGTTTCGGTATCGGTTCCGCCGGTCAAGCCATTGGGATCGACCGTGATGCTGGTAATACCGCCGAGGCTAGTCCCGAGCGTGGAGCCTGGATCGAGGTTGCTGGCGGCGCCTGGCGTGAGCGCGATGACCGAGACATTGGCGGGGACGTTCGGCTGCAACAGTACGTTGAGCGTCGTCGCGTAATTGCCGGTCGTCGTGTAGGTGAGCACGGTCCCGGCCGGAACGAAAATACCGGAATTGGCTAGAAAGATGACCTCGCCCTGCGCTGGCGTCGCAAGCTTGCGGCCGGTCGAGCCGTCGGCGTTGACCAGCCAGATTTGCGCATGCCGGTCGAGCCATTGCGCCTCGGCGGTATCCGGCAAGAGTTGCAGCGACAGCCAATCGACGTATTGCAGGACCAGGTGACAGAGCGCGCCTTGAATGTCCGAGACGACGCGCAGCACGCTGTTAGGCACGTTGGCATCGGCGCCCTTGAGTTGCCCCTGGATAGCATCGCGGACCAGGCTGCGGACCTCTTTCAGAGTTGGCGTTTCCCAAGGCATCGGTCACCGTCTCTGCGCTGCCGGTGGCCGCGGCGGCGCGATACCGAGGGGCTGCGCCGCGTAGCTCGTCGTGACCTGACCGATGATCTCGTACCAAAGGACCTCGTACATCAGGTCGACCACGACAGCCGATCCGCGATAGAGCCGCACCCGCGCGTCGATCCGCTCTACGCCGACGCGAGCGGCCTTAACGTCCATATCCGACGCGATCTTTAGATCGACGAACGGCTGAATTGCCTCGCGGATGTACTGCTCGACCAGCGTCACGGTCGCGCCGCCGATCGCCTCGGTGCCAACGATCTTGGAGCGCCGCAGGAGCCACAAGCGACAGCCGATGGGCCAGCCGTTCCAAATTTCCTCGGCGTCGAGGTCGCCCCACCAGCCTTGGCGATCGGTCGAGTCTGGATCGGGCAACAGGTCGGTCGGCGCCGCAAGCCTGTTCGTTCCGAGCGCGACGATCACCGCGGTTGCGAGCGCCTGCGTATCGTCGAGCGTGCCGTCTGACATCAACAAGAAGTCGATAACAAACGACATCGGAAAATCGGTGTATTGGACGAGGCGAAGATCGGGCATTTATCAGGATATCCCGCAAATCGCTTCGAGCGCGACGACGCGCGCCGCGAGCTCGCGCACTGCATTGATGAGCGCGAAGGTGAGCGGCGTTTGATCCAGGTCGCGGAAATCGGTGACGGCCTGGCCGTCGATAAAGCCAGGCCGACGCGTGACGAGTTCCGGCATTACCGCCTCGGCCTCTTGCGCTACCAGGCCCACGAATTTCGTTTGCGTCATCGCCGCCTGGCGATGCGGGCTTTCCTCGGGGCCTCCCGCGGTGTCATTGCCCTTGTAAAAATAATTGACCGGCCGAAGCTTGATGAGCTCACGCAAGCCACTGGCATAATTGCCGAGCACGGTCTTGATGCGCGCGTCGGAGCTCGAAGTCCACGAGCCACCGCCTGGACAATAAGGAATCCCCGTGATCTGAAAACCGGCATTAGTGCGGTTGATAAATAATGGGTAGTCGATTGCGGCCGTGCCCGCGTCATTCCAGCGCTGAATGTAGAAATGGTTGCCGGTGTTGCCGCCAGTCTCGGCCTCGCCGTCGCCGAGCCCGATGACCCAGCGGGTTTGATTGTTGTTCGTTGCGACGATCTGGGCGACGGAGCCACTCGGCTTGTTCAGGTGAATCGATGTCCAACCTGCCGAAGTGAGAAACAGATCGGCGCTAAGTGTCATCGACCCCGTCGAGCGCTTGATTGCGACCGGGCTGTCAATGAAAGCGCCCGCGTCGCTGAAACGCTGAATATAAAAGTCACTGCCGACGTTGCTGCCTGTTTCGGCTGCGCTATCGCCAGCGATGACATTCCAGCGAAATGATCCAACAGTCGTTCCCGCTATCACCGCGGCCTGGCCGGAAACTTTGTCTAGGTAAATATCGGCATTCGTACCAGAGGGCGGCGCGATATGCAGAATGCCTGTCATCGTGTCGCCAGCCTTGGCGACTCTCGACGCATCCACCGGATGCACGTGGTCGCCTGGCGACCAGGCACTAGACACGCCCGCGAGCGCTGTGCCGTTCATTTGCGGGAGCGCGGTGGAAGGTAGCGCCCCCGTGCCAGGCGCGCCCTGCGGCCCCTGCGGGCCTTGGGGGCCCTGCGGGCCGATAGGCCCGGTCGTCATCGAGGCCGTGAGGTTGCCATTGCCGTCAATCATCAGCGGCGAGGCGAGGTTGAGGCCGAGCATTCCCGTCACGGAGTCGACCGAGAACGGCATGCCGTGAAGGAGCGACATCACGCCGTTAGTGATATTCAAGGGCGGCTGCGAGCTCTGCACCGCACCGCCGCCCCCACCTCCACCGCCGCCACCTCCACCGCCGCCGCCGCCTTTGAGGCCGAACACGTTCTTGGCGATCGAGCCGTCGGCGAGCATGACTTGCAGAAACTCGCCCCCGCCGCTCTTGGCGCCGAGGTACACGTTGTTATCCGGGTTGATATCGATCCCGGTGTTCT